TGCATAGGTTTTTAAAGCGTGTTACCTTTTTGTCTCTGGCCTGCAACTCGTCCAATAACTTAGACTGTATTTTGTCCTGCTCTGCAATTACCGCGCTGTCAATTTTGCGGTATTCACGGCACAGCGCCAACTGCTCGCGAGCCTCAGCGCCTTTTAGTAGGTAGTAATTACTTGCCGCAAGAGTCGAGGAGTCTGTGCATTGACAATAAGCGGCGGGTTGCTGAGCAGCTAGTGTCACCAGCAAGCACAATATAAAGCGTTTCATATTTAGTATTTAAAATTCGCTGGGTGTCGCGTAATGTTTTATATTTAAGTTTAACGCGTTCTAGCGTGTCGTGCTGCATTGAAATGCTATTTACATACACATAGCGCTCTCGCTGCTTTCTATTCGTTTTAACGGCAAATAAAAGGGCATAAACTGCAAAGGCTATGCAAGCCAGTAGAAACAAGTCTAACGCAAAGTCTTTAAGGCGTTTCATCTGTAAAGAAGTTAGTAACAAATTTACCAACAGCGCCCGCTATGCCGCAGGCTAGCATAAGTTTTGGGTGGTCAATGTTTAAACCAGCAACAAACAAAGAGGCAGCGGCTATGCTGTCACCTAAAACCCGTAAGCGTTTAGGCGTGGGCTCAAAGTAACTTTTAAACTTTAGCCTTGGCCTCTGCTTGGTTTGCATGACTTATGCTTATTAATGTGCTTAGTGTGCCTGCGCAGTTTCTTTTTAGCCTTGGGCGTAAAGGTTGCCGTTGCGCTAGTTTTTGCCTTTGCCATTAAGCCTATTTATTTTTTTGCTCCAGTACACCACAGCCAGAACCCCCGAAATAATACCGAGAAGACCCACACCAAAAGTAATAACTGGCTGCCAAGCCTGAGTAAAAGTAATGAGGGCCGAAGAGCCGCTAATGGCCGTGGCAATCGCCGCCGTGGTGTCATTATTAAATTTGTTCATTTGGTGTTGGAATTACACAATATTCGCTTTCAGGATATTTTTCACAAAAGGTTTTGAGATACAACGAATCATCGCCCGAAAAAGTATGCACCCCACACGGATTTGGGAAAACCTCAAACGGGGCAAAACTTGCGGGGGGTTCTGAATAAAAAAGAATGTCAACCGCCCATTTGTCCGACTGCTTTGTACATACGGGTTTGTCATCTTCCGTTCCCCACTCTAAACAAATAAACCCAATTTCAACAACTGCGCAATCTTTCCAAGTTGTCACGGTTTCACCGCTTGGCGTGGTTGTGGTTTGTTGTATGTCTTTTTGGAGTGTTGCCCATTCGCTTGGGGGGAACTCGAATTTATTAAAAAATTTCATTGTGTTAAATTGTGGTTAGTGATGCAAGTTCTGCGTTGGTTAGGCGGGTTTTGAATAGGGTGGTTTGATTAATTGGTTTGTAAAATGGCTGTGTGTTGGAACTCGAACTAAATTTGAATGCGTCAATAGTTGCCCCAAATGAAAAAGTTGATGAATTTGCAAATACATTTACCCCGTTTATATAAACAACACAATCTCCCGACTTGTAGGCAAATGCAACCTTATACCTTTGCCCAAGTGTTAATGCAACAAAATTATTTTCAAATGGAACTGCCCCAGAAGCGACAATATATCCTCTCAATGTATTTGTTCCATCAAAAGTATACATCCCAATTCTATTGCTCGAATTAACGGATAAACTCATTTCTTCAACACTTTCCATATACCCGTTGAAAACAAAATCCACAAAAATCACCCCCTCCGTCTGCCCAATCAAACTACTTATCCCCGTCTTAAAACAAGCATCCGCAACCCTTGTTGCACTTGCTCCATTAGTAAAAATATACGAAGTAACATAACTTGACGCCTCGACTTGAAATCCCCAAATATAAATTGTTTCATTTGCGTTGCCCGTGTATAAAACTTGTAAAACTTCACTCGCCCCAAGCGTGTTAGTCGCAGTAATTCTATACCACCCATTTCCAACGCTTGTAATTGTTCCCGTTCCCGTTGTTTGAGTGACTGCCAATGTTGACAAATTATACCCGATTAACACACTTGCAGAACTTGTATACAAAACTATTGTGTTTGAAGTCCCCGCTTTAACATAAGCACTAAAAGTACCAACACCCGCAACGCTATTTGTAATTTCATAACTTCGCTTGCTTCCTCCAACAATAGTAATTTTTGACGCGTTGTAAGTTCCGTCAGGACTTACCGTGTCCGTAGTGTTTGAAGTTAGTGTTACGCCATCTGCGGGCGCATACCATAGCGATATATTTTGGCTATATGGAAAATAATTAGTACTCTGTTTCTCCAACAACAAACTCGGACACCCGCCCCCGCCATTTTGGTAGGTTAGGCGTGGAACATTTAATCGGTCGGTAGTGGGGAAATAGGGTTTTGCGGTTGAGCCGATGTTTAATTGTGCGCCCCATATGTAAACACCTTTTGAAGCATCACCGACAAATGGTAAATACCCGCTTGTCATATTTGGTGAAGAACCAAAATATATTGCATCGGTTCCCGTTTGGTTGCAAGTAAATGAAATAACTATTTTGCACCAACCATTTCCTACACTTTCAATTGAAGGGGTGATTAAGGATGTGCTTGTAGTTGTTAAATTTACTAAATCAAAATAAGCATATTTGTCACCTCCCAAAACTCCGTTACCAACTAAAATACGAAAGAAATTTCTTGTATTTGCTTTAACATAAATTGAAAAAGTAAAAGTTTGACCGCTAACCATTGAGTAATTTTGCCCTTTAATTTGGTAGTCATTTACCACTTGTTCAAACATTGAATCTGCGGTTAATGTTCCATTGGGGGCGGTGGTTGTATTGTCGGTAATTGTGGCATTACCATTTGCCCAAATGGAATTGCTAAAAACTTCTGAATAGGTGTACAAATTCCACGGGCAAACCTCAACCAATCCCGCGCTATTTACTCGCGTTCCGTTGGATGCACGGGTGAATGACAAATCGCCGCTGCCGTCGGACGGCACCACACTATAGACCGTGTCCTCTTTATACCCCGAAGGTATAACTACGAGACTCGCCTTATTTAATAAATCGCTCATTTTTTATAAGTTGTTAAGTTTTCGAAGTAAACAGCCGATGCCTTCGTAATAGCCACCGTCAGCATTAACGCGCGACTTATACAACTTAACCAGAGCCCAGCCCTGCCCTTTGTATGCCGTGCCTCGCGTGCCAAGTCCGAGGTTTTGACTTACTAGCATTTTAGTAACCGATTACAGAACCAGAACTAATAACGAAGCCAGTAATTTTATTACCCTTACCCGCTGGCAAATAAGCCCCCTGCTGGAAAGTAACGCCGCTCATTCCGCGGGCGCTCAATACATTGGTAGCCGTGCCGTTCTCTTGGGTTACGGTAAAAGAAGTAAATACAGTGTCCTCGGTGGGTACAACCGCGTCGTAACTAACTGAGGTAACTGTTGCAGCCGCGTGGTATTTAAAACCCTGCGAGCCTGCTATAATGTCTGCGCTTGCTTGTGCCATAGTGCCTGCAATTTACAAACACATTAAACGCAAGTCGTTAACAAATTAAACCTCTGCAATAATATACCACTGCGCCCCGTCGCTTATAATTGTTTTGCTTCCGTACAGTTGGTTAATAGTTGTAGCTGTTGCCCCGTCTATATTGTAAGCCCCTCCGTCAATAGTTACTACATGTGAAGTCGCTGTCTTTTTAAAATAGTATTTTTTGCCCTTGCTCTCGGTGGCGTTTGGTAGGTTTACAGTTACATTGCCGTCCGTGCTGTTGCATATAATTAACTCGTAGCCGTTAGTAATTGTGTGGGTGCCTGCTGTATAAACCACAGAAGCGTTATGCTCTTGTATATGCCAGTCTAGTACCTCGGTGCTGTCTTTGTATTCCAGCATGACTTCCCAGCGTGTGTTTAGCGTTGGCTGTGTAGTCGGTGCCCCGTCCGAGTAGTTAACTAAATGCTCTACTAGTCTGTCTGGTATAGCGCTAGTTTCTAGGTTAAGTTTTGTAATTGCAAACTCATGGTAGTTTAGTCGCTCGCGAATAGTGCGCTCTCCAGTCCTAGGGTTATACTCTTCGCTACCGCCTCCAGTTGCTAGCGTGTAGTCAGGTGCAAGTCCTAGCCATTCGCCCTGCCAACTTTCCGAGCGTGGGTAAAATGTGCCCCCGTTAAATAGCCATTTTGTAGAGTCAAAGTTAAGCGACTTAATAGCGCTCAAAGTTCCAGCGTCGTGCCATGTACCCTGCACAACTGGGACAAATTTGTTATACATGCCACCAATACGACGGCCTAGAATTGTGCCTAGGTCCGCGCTTATTGCACTAGCATAACCGCTGAACCAGTTAGAACTTAAAACAAAAGTAGAGCCATTGTAAACATAAATAGAGCCGAACCCGAAAAGGCCCTCGTCGTCATAGTAAGCGGGCTCAAGTTCTATAAGTTGGCTGTTGCCACTGGCACCCGTTACGCTTACAGTCTGCTTGGTAGTGTGGGCAAAGTCGGGATTTTCTATTGAGCCATAAGGCTGCGCTGCTGTAATAGTACCCCAGAAGTTAATCTGGTTAGTAGTGTTAGCGGCCCAGTTGTTAGGCGCTACAAAGAAACCTTGCTCAGCCTCTATGTAATAGTCAACAAATAGACGCGTATACCCAGCAGGAACTTCAGGCATTACGAAGTCTAATACATGAGTATTCCAACTATTACGCGCGTTAGTAACTGTTAACTCCTGAGTCTGCCAAACGGGCGTAGCTACTGTATTATAGGCGTTTGTAATGGGGCTGTATTGTGAAGTAGTGCCGCCAGAGTTTTTAACATAAATGCGGTAGTAAAAAAGGTAACGCTGG